CATTATTGCTTATTCTTATCATGTTCTTCTCTTCTATTTAAACAACACAGCTTCAGAAGTTGATTTTAACCAAGCTACCCTGTATGAAAACATGAACAGGATAGTAAAGCTTATTGGATATAAACCAACAGGAAAACAAACATCTGTTGTTCCAATAAACGCTGTAGCTAGTGATAGTTTAGGTAGTGGAAATTATACTATAAGAAAATATAGTTACTTTTTAGCTGATTCAAATACTCAGTATACTTTCAACGAGGATTATTCTTTTGATAAGTCTGTCGATGGTACTGAGATTATCGAGACATTAAACAATAATGTAATATTATACCAAGGGACAATAAACGAGTACCCTGATTATACTGCGCAAGGGATTGCTTTCGAAACGCTTCCTATTGTAGTTGATAACATTACCGATGAGGCTGATTCTAGATTTATAGCTGATAATACTATTAGTGTGTATGTTAAAGAAGCAGCTACTGATAAGTATTACGAGTATACTGAAGTAGATAGTTTATATTTAACTAGTGCTGTTGATAGAGTATACGAAAGGCGGTTAAATGAAAATGGATTCTACGAAATAAAATTTGGTGATGGTTCGTTTGGAAAAAAATTAGAAAGAGATGATATTGTTTCGGTAAATTATATTTTATCAGACAACAATAAAGGCATCATTAGTAAAAATAGAATAAATGGAAATAAGATATTTGTTTATGATTCACCGAGGCAAAGACAAATATTTGTTGACACATACACCAACCAAGAAGAGACAACATTTATCGATACGTCAAACGGATCTAATCTAACTATTAATAACCCTGTTAACTCATCTACCCTCACAGATGAAGAGACGGTCGAAGATATAAGGCAAAACGCTTCGAAACTGTTTTCTTCGCAGCTTAGATTGGTCACCGGTGAAGATTATGAATTCTTTATAAAGAAAAATTTAGCTAATATTGTTAATAGCGTTAAGGTTGTAAATAACGATGAATATCTTAACGGGTATATTCAATATTTCTATGACATTTGTGTAGACCCTAATAAAGTAAACCGCGTCCTTATAAACCAAGTAAATTTTGCCGACGCATGCGATTTTAATAACGTTAATGTTTTTATAACGCCAAACTTTACTATAACTGAAGATAAAGCATACCCACCGTTTTTGAGTGTATCATTGAAAAACTTATTAGTTTCAACAACACAGGATAGAAAAATGGTTTCTAATGATGTTATTCCACGAGATCCAATTTACATGGCTTTTGGACTAGGAATGAGTAATAATCCAAATTTAGATGTGAATGTTATTAATAATACTAAATTATATTTGGTTAGAGAAACCAACAATAAAATTAGTAAATCCACTCTTGTTGCTAAGGCTGCTGCTATTATTAGAAAATACTTTTTACCAAAAAATAACGAACTAGGTCAAACAATAAACGTTGCAGAGATGGCTGGTGAGATATTAACAATAACAGGTGTTAAGAGAATTTTTACAAAAAATGAAATTGACGGATCAGTATTTAACGGGTTGTCATTTTTATCATTTAATCCACAATACCCAGAAAGTGATATAGATTTGGTTAACCAGGATATAGCTTTACCGTATTTTAAGTTTCCTTATCTATACAACACCCAAACTGTAGGTAATAACATAACTGTTATTGATGAGTAACATAAGGACAAATTTTGCTACTATTAGCGTCATAGATTTTAAAGGGCATCACGTGCTCTCTTCTTACAATCTACCTATTACCCCGTTATCATTTTTCGCTAATGTACCAACACAAACAGATGACGACTCATTATCGTTAAACAATACTGAAGTTACATTTGATTACGGTGACGGATCAATTGAAGAAGCTACTTCTATATATAAAGAAAATGGAAACAATGTGCTAAGTGCTGGTCACTCTTTCCATTTACCCGGGCTATACACAGTTAGAATGGTATTGCGAGATTGCAACAACAATGCGATATTAGCAACACAAACTAAAGACATTGAAATAGAAGATTATATTACTAACACATTTACTGTTACGTGTCTAGATCTCGACCCCGGGTACCATTTAATGCTGTCTGCTGGAGAGTTTTCAACACCCCTAACAGTTAATTCTCAATCCCCGTTTTATCAGGATTTTCAAGACATATACTTTACTGTATCAGGTACAGATTGCTCAAATTATTTTAATTTGGATAACAACAAGTGGAATCATCTTCAGAACTATTTCTCTTTCTATAAAAAACAATTTTTACCTAATTTAACAGGGTTTGAATATAATGAAATAACTAAAGTCTCACTATCTTCACAAAACCTATATGTCAGGCTTAGCGGTGATGAGTTAGTAACTTCTTCTACATCTTCACCGTCATCCGTGGTAGCTGGTACATCAGGTACACAAATAATATACTTTAAAACCGAACAACAAGATGCTTCAAATCTTACCAACCAGCTTCGGCCTATATTTTTAAGCTTTTATAAAGATAGAAAAAATATATATTCAAGAGGGACGTTTACATACGGAAACCATAATTATTCGAATAATTTTATGGTTAGTCTCTCCACTATTGTTGGGATGACTTACATTCAACATCCGTCTGCGGGGCACATTTCGATAACCTCAAACGGGCTAGATAACGAAGGAGATGAAATTAACTCATTTGAACTTAGCCCGGTGCAGTATAAGAATACTGATATCCCGTTTATACTAAAGCCAAAAAATCAAAATCAGTTCACTATGAAGTCACTGTCAGCCGGGACATATTCTCCAGAGCCATTAGCTTCGGATTATAATCCGAATTGTGGAGTGGAGCTAATATGTGATGGATCGTATCTATTACCAGGTGCTGTTGGCGGATGTAATGCCGGGACTAAGGTGGATACAGATTATTATTCTATCAGTAGTATAAGCGATACTCTATCATCTATTGGTACAGATTTCTGGAATAGATTAGTGTTAAATTATAATGATAGTTTATTTTCTAACGTTAGTGCAGTAGTTATGAACGTGACGCTAAGTGCTAGAAATATTTACCTAGATACACGCACTAGTACAGAATACTTTTTAACCGGGGGTTCGAGTTTTAGTTTATATCCTAAAAATTACTACGATCTAAACAAAGTTAATGAGGACTTTGATTTTGAGCAAATGATAAAGGATCTAAGATTTCAGGAAGTGTTGCTTGATGACGAAGTTTTCTTTACTGATTACATTGGATCTATTTTTGGTGGAATAAGTAGTAGCAACGCTGCTCTTGGTAAAAAATTATACGAAAGCATAATTAACTTTGTTCAAAATACATCTGATATAGATGTTTGTAATATTACTGCCTTAGATGGGTTAAGCAAACTGGTAGATAACGAAACTTTAATTTACCATAGTAACTACCCAGCTAGTATAAAGCGTTTAATTAATCTGTTTAGTGTTCAGTTTAATAAATTTAGAGGATATCAAAATCAATTTAGTCAAAATTTTGATACAAGAAATAGAACGACTAAAGAAATTTACGGGTCAAATTTAGGAGACGAAATATCGCTCTTGACTCACATTATGACAGGTGGTGAGGATATCGTCGCCTATGAAAAATTTAGCGGTGATTACACGCAGTTAAATTCTTATCAACCTTTAAGCTTGTCTGGCTCGACAGCTACTACAACTACTATTATACCTGGGGCATTCCCGTTTGGATTTAAAGGTATGGGTAACATGGAAATAGTTACTTATTCCTTAAGCACATACAGTGATAACTGGGGTTGGCCGTTAGTGCTTCCGGAAGATGTATTAACAAAAGAAACTTCAGCTTCCGACATTGAAAGTTACTATACATTTTACACATATATTTGTGGTGGTGAGAATACTGTTCAAAATGGTATAATAGATTGGAATAACCCCCAGACTGGTATAATGGATACATCCTTTTATACAGGCGCTGCTGGCGAACCTACTCACAGTAGAGGCGCTAAAGAATTGACATTCAACACAGGTCTGACTGGACTAGAGGGTGATAACAATATCTTTGATATAATGATAAGAGATTCATTATTTAGTAGTCTATCTCTATTCGAAGGATAAATATGTTTAATGGACGAAATAATTCAAGGTTATCCTGAGGTTAATAAATCTATAACTAACCCAAACGTCAGGAGAGAAAACGCTCTGGATAGGAATAGACCGTTTACTTTCCTTGAATTTATTAGAGATGTCCGGGAGACATACGAGCCAAGCGATCTACAGAATTTCTATAACGAATACATTAGAAGATACAATAGAAAACTTACGGCAAAGACTGCGACCGACGCCGAAATTATTACAGAAAGATATAGAGAATTTTTAAGAGATATAACCTTAAATTATTCTACACACGCGGAGCAGAAGTTTCTCTCGCAGATCGATTTTGGTGATAAGTATGACTTACAAGTAGCTGTCGCTTTTTATAGTAAAAAAATAAGAAGTATTATTTCATACTATCAAGTTAAAAGAGATAAATTACACTTTTCAACAACAAGAGCGAAGCTTAAAGGTAGTAATTTCGGATTTCAACAAAATGCATATGAACTTGTTATTGATTTTCTTGCTAATCGGAGCACTGCTGCAATGGATTATAACATCGATACAATTAAGAAAGATGTTACTGTCTCATTAACAGAATACGTTGACCAATATACACAATACTTTAACGCAGTTCCGGATGATAAAGTATATGGTAGAAATTTTATAGAATACGACCCTGCAGGATTACCAGATAGTAATATATTTTTAACTAATGACGCTGTTCTTGTTGAAGAAATATTTGCTGGAATAGGTGATACCATAAGAGAATTAAAAGAAGTTGATGAGGTATTTGATAACAAGAGAAAGCAGACTGAAAAATTTATAGGTGCCGATTATTACTATCTTTCCTCTAATAACGTTGGAGCATTCGAAGTGGGTAAACTGTTTGAAGCGGATGCCCCGCATGCAAATTTTCTTAACACAAATTACCCTTCGGTAGCTTCGGTTTTTTCAAACGATATAAAAAGTGTAAGAGATCAAGGCTTTTTTAAACCTACTAACGCGGGTATTGTTTCTATAGAAAGTGAAAGATTAAGCTTCTTTTCTAAAGATATATACCCACCAAATCAGCTTTATATTTTTCCTGATCCAAACCTATTTACAAACAATGATGATATTTTTACCTTTATTATTGATACTTCACGATCGATTAGTAATCAAAGTAAAGGTATAGCTGTTAATCAACCTAACACGGATAAAAACAGTACATCTTTAATGGGGTATAGTTCTGAGATACCTACAGATAAAAATATTAATACAGATTTATCTTTTCTCTTTAATCAGGGATATATATACGATAGTAAAAAAGATCTAAACGGTAATACATATGGGTTGTTGAAAGACAATAATTATTACAGAAATAATTTTAAACTTGAAGATACTAAAGTTGTAAAGAGCTTAATACTTAATGGCTATCAATTTTTTGATACTCTATACGGTGAAGGTTATGATTTTAACTATAGTACAGCAAACGCCACTGAATACCCAGAGACCTTCCGGTCAGGTGTAACTTCTTTTACTCAATTCTTTACTGCAGGTACGGTTCAAGAGCTTGCGTCGGGTTACGATATTTTCTTTAGGTACTACGCGCCAAGAACACCGCAAATGGCAATACAAAATTTTTCTCAAGTAGACATTGAACAAATTGGTACTATAGAAGCAACTGTTAAAGAAGGTGCGTTTTTTAAATTTTCTGATAATGAAATTCTCGATGAAGCTGTTAGTACAAACTTAAGTTCGTATTCCGATTCATCCGGCAAGTTTTACTTTGATGATTTATTAGAAGCTGGTATCTCTTATTATGACGATGGTTCAACAGTGGTAAGAGCTCTTTGTGACACCGCGCACCCAGCGTCATCCGGTTCATTTACTTACAACGTTAGATTGTCTGGTGACAATGGAGTAACTGATATGGAAGGAGGGTTATTTACAGACGATTTAACTTTTGATTTTACACCTCGAGGATTTGAAAGCTACGACTACAATGATGAGACGTTAAGAAAAACAATAGTAACTGATGTGCTATCTGCTACTGAAAGCTTTTTCACTAAAAAAGAAAATTTCGGAAAGATTTACATAAAGAATGTAAACAAACCTTCTAATCTACCCAACGTTAAGGAACTTACGGAAGCTTTACCTTACCTCGAAACAAAATATTCTTCAACCATTAGCAATGAGCTATCAACATGCGTAAAGGAATTTGATTTATTTTATAATACCTTGTTTATTGAAACTAGTTCATTCCTTGTAGTAGAGAGTATTGATTATAATATTAAAACTAATGATTTTGTTTATCCGTTATCGATTACTAACACTCTGTCAACGAATACGAATAATTTTGATAAAATTAGTAATAGATTTAAAGTAGGTGATGATGTGTTTTATGCTAAATTAGTAAAAGAAGGTGTTGTAAATACCGGCGCAGCTTTTAAAAATTTTAGAGTATACCCATTGATATACAAATACAATTATGTAAGAAATAATGTTGAGCAAATTTATCCAACGGATACAGATAATTTAATAAATCAATACGCGTATGTAAACAGCGTTAACAACAATGTTGTATTTTTAGAGTCGAGTAAACCGGTACTAACATACAGTAGTGACAACGAAATGTTTAACTTAAGCTTTATTTTAAAGGATCAAAATAAGACGCCAAGGTTATATTCTTACATTTTCGATTATAAAGACAAAGTTAAATTTATTAAGACGCGGTATTACGATGCTAACGACATGTCGGAAACATTCAACTTTGTAAAGACAACTGGCTGGGGGTATCCAGAAAAAGATTTAAGCTTTTTAGAATTTGCGTTGAGTTCTGGTGACCCAACATTATCTATTACTTCTGCACCATCAGCCGCTTCAATAATATTATGAACACTCATACTTTATATCTTACTTCAACAGACCCCGGCGGCACTTATATTGAACCTACTATCGAGCTGTTTGATTTGACCCAGCTATCCTTGGATTTATCAGAAGTATATTCGAATATCTTTCCTGATTATCTAGCAATTAATTGGGGCGATGAAAGCGGGTTAGAAGAACCCGACATAACTATATTTCGTGATTATAAAACGCAATCAATTTACCCAGAAATTAGAAAAGGTGCATCGCCTGTATTTTTTAATACACCCTTTAAGCATATATTTTTCCCTTCAAAAACTGCGCTTAAAAAATCGATGACGATGCGGGTAAACGTTGGGTATATAAATGGCAGTACAACCAAGTTTACAATACCTTTAAATGTCCGGACAGAAGGATACCATCAAACAGTTGAAGACTTAGATTTGCTAAATGTTAGTATGCTCGATAATGAAGATAGTAATTCAATATTTACATACTTAACGAAAAAGGATAATTTTGTAATTCAAAATCATAATGATCTAGATATTGAATATAACTCTGTGGGCAGTCTAAATTTATCTTCATATGAAGATACATCATTGCAAAGTATTAATGAAACACAATCCCTCCTTTCTGCAGTTGCTAATCCTGTTGGTGATGGGGATAAATTTAAATTTATTACTAGCGTGACTGATGAATCAGCTACCTGGTCAACTGATTTTTGGGGGTACGCTAACAGAGCTGTAATTAATTTTTCCGGTACTAGCTACAACGCAACTGGGTTTAATGATAATAATAATGTTACGTTAATTTCCCCTAGACATGGAATAAGCGTAGCGCATTTTTCCGACGATCCTAAAACTAATGACGTTGTATTTTTCTATGATCATACAACCGGTAATTCAATTTCCGCAACTGTTGTAGATGCAACTAATATTGGCGACGACTTAATAGTAATGCGTTTTAACCGAGATATGTCTACCGCAACAACATCCACTGGAGCAGCGGGTAATCTCAAATTATATAAACTCCCGCAATTTGATAATGAGGTAATCTCTCACAAATACCCAGCAATCACACAGGGTGGTAATTTTATTTTTGACAGCGATCACTACGCTGGTGTAGGTACGCCAAGAATTATTAATCATACTTGGGTCGCTAGAAGCCTTCAGGGGGAAATAAGAACCAATATATCCAAATCTGTGACAGTTGATCTTGGACCTGAAGGAATGCCAGATTATAGACTTACCAACGTTTCGCCTATTCTATCTTCATTTAATTTAAGCTTATCAGGCTTAGATAGTGGTGATAGTGGTGGTCCTATTTTTATACCATATGACAATGAACTACTTCTTTTAGGAATATGGCGAACAGCTGCAATTGCTGCTGGTGGGTTAAAAAACTTCGGTAATAAAGAAATACAAAAAAGTATTAGCGCCGGTATGGTTACAGTGGGAAATACAGAAGGATATACACTATCAACAGTTCGCTTAAGTTAACCGCGGTATAAATATATACAATGGGAGCATTGGTAAAATCCAGCTTAAGCGCTTTAAAATCAGAATCTGCAGAAATTTGCCCTGTAGACTTAGAGCTCGATCAGTTTAGAAGAACATATTCTGGTGGTGGTAACTTTAATTTTATAACTGCCCTATCAGGTGTCCAAAGCTTTAAAAATTTAAACTTTACTGACTTTTTTCTAACAAACGAATATACACTAGACAGTGTTACACGGTTTACTGGTGGTAGAGTGGTTCCTAGAAAAATATTTTCCGGATTAAACTTTGCTGCAAATGCCCCGGGGTGGTTAACATTTAATAAAGCGGACATAAGCAATTTTCGTAAAACTAACGACTCTTATAACACTCAATACTATGGTTACCCGGGTATTACCATGAACAAAATCGACGCTGTTAATCTAGAAATAGAACTTCTAGATCAATTTTACTGCAGAGTAGCTTACCTAATAAACAACTTTAGGTATTATCTCGTAGTTAGCGACGATGCTGAAATTAATGGACAAAGAACAGTTCTATTTGTGGGTGAAAATAAAATTTCTTTAGAGGATGCAAAACTCGAATACACTATAGTAAAAGCAGGATTAGATATAACATCTGATTTTATAAGTTTCTTTTCTACTAAAGAAAGCGGTCAAGTATCTTTAGGGCGATCAGTAAGATATATTTTACAAAGTGATGGTACAACGCTTGTAGCTCAAAATGTAACAGATGTAGATGATACCAATTCATTTTACTTTACTACCCGGGCTATAAAATTAGGCGGTGAGGTTGATTTAACAATTCCATCTCCTTACAATACTTCTTTTATTACCTATAATGAAAACGGGTCTAAAATAAACACAGATAAGAGTAATTTTCATTTACCCTCTAACTACCTACTTCATACGTCATCCAATTCTACAAAGCCTAAATTTGATGTACTAAACTTAAAAAATATAGCTAATAATTTTGACGAGTATGTGTCGTCTAATAACCTACTATCTTCGAGCGAAACAAACCCTATATATGTAAAGAGCTTAAGAAAATACACAAGTATATTTTCTGATATTGACAGTGAAAAGAATGAAGTATTAGCTCTGAATTACGTTTATAACAACTTTAACGTTAGAATACCGCCGGGGGATACATACTTTATTACACCGTCCTCTCTCAGTCCATTCACGCAAATTAATATTAATGATACTAAATTTGTTGATTCAGGTGCATTTAGCTTTACACAACCTTTCCTGTCTGACAGGGTATACCAACTTGATGACGAAGACGGTGTTAGACGAGAAAATGCAACTTACCTATGCACTTGGCTTTCTGGTGGTATAGGTAAACGTGGAGTTTGGGTAGATAGATATTTCTATCCAGATTTAGCTACAAAAGAAGAATCTCTATCATCAAACCAAACATATGTAACTTATGACTGGTTAGTAGAAGAACTAATACGAGGCAATAGCTCATTAACTTCATCAATAAAGAAAAAACATTATTTTGATAAAAAGAGTGATTTAGTTTTTGAACCTAATAAAAGATATAGATACGAGCGACTTGATAAAGAAGAGCTAGAGACAAAAAGACCAACAAACTTTTGTGAAGGTGTGGTATTGAGGGAAATGGTAAACAATTACTTTACTGTAATAAACGATAACGGTGGATTTGCGTTAGGCTTTAATATTAAGAGCAATACAGATGAGTTTGTTATAAGAACACAGAGAAACGAAATTGATGCAGGTTTTAATATATATAAAAAGGCTAACAATGAGTTAGAGTTTACATTTAATATTTTCGACAACTCTCCGGAGCCACCGGTTGTTCAATCTATCACGCGTACGTTTAATCTTAACCCATATGTTACAAATACAATATTTTTATCATTTGACGCAATAAGAGGGGTCTGTAATTTTTACATAAATTCAGAAATGATATTTTCTTTTAACGTTAAGGCATATCAAATGCTTAATAAAATGATTCTATTTGGTGTAATAGAAATCATTAGCCCTGATGGCAATGTACAAAATTTATTAACCCCAGATGAACAAGAAAGTATTTTTATCAACGAAATATATCTAACAACATCACCTTTATCAGAAGAAGAAGAAATAACTGCAGTGTTTTTACAAAACTTAAATGAGATACAAGATATAACGATATCATTACCCTGTGGTCAACGCAACTTAACAGATACAATAACTACTGTAAACTCTATTGGTACTAATTTAAAACATAGGAGTAATGTAGTTGATATTAATGTAAGGAATTTAAATATTCAGGACAGCAGCATTACTGAAGATGTAAAAACTCTGTTGCTTAACAATATTACTTCTTCATTACCTGAAACGACGACCATTAACGACATTAACTTTATAAACTACAAATGATATCCTATTTTAAATATACATCTGGTGAATCATTTACTCTAAGTGGTAGAAACTACACAGGGCTGTTTAACGTGGTGGATGGAAGAGCTTTTTCAGGTAAGTCTTTAACTGAATCCTCCACACCTTTAAGCTCAAAAGGAACCTTTATAGGTGATGCTTTTTTAGCAGAAAAGGAATTTGATAGAACTGTACAAGTGCCTCGTGTAAATGAAACTGTTACAAAGCCACATATATCACCAAAGGATGTTATTGATCAATCGTTTATAAATACTAATTTAGGTATCTTAAATGACAATAACTTAAATTTATACGCACTAAATGTGCTTTCTAATCCTGAAATTATAAATTTTCAATCTAATAGTAAAGACGGTGATAGCTATCTGATAGCATTATCAAGTTTAAAAGAGTCAAAATCTATTAGATACGGTGGGCCAAATCAGGCTCAACCACCGTTACGAGCGAATCAATCAGCAGTCGTACTCGCGAAAGACAATGACAGCGCAATAAACGCGATGCCTTTTGAGTCAATACTACAAAGATCAGATGGTGGAGTGGTAGATGTAAGTGAGGTGCCACCTCAACTAGACGGGATATATTATCTAGATGAAACTATTAGCTCCACCATAGTTGTTAATAGAGATCAAACTTTTAATTACTTTACTACCACACCAACCGCTTCGTATGCCTTTTCTGGTAGTTTCTTAAGAGATAGCATATTCTCCTTTAGGGAAGAAACTACAGACGCTATACCGGCAAACTCAAAACTGATTTACGATAACAACACCGACACTATATACAATCTAGGTAAGAATGCTGTAACTAATAAAGATCGCCTAATAGGGTATGACTTTAGTTTTTATAACACTTGCGGAGAATGGAAAATAAAAGATATTTTCGAATTTGATAAAGAAGTTATACAAGGTAATTTTAAAATTGGAAATAATCTCAAAGGCGCACTAGTGGTAATTGATCAAGAAACTGGAAAAGCGGGAATAGAACTAACAAACAAATATTCAAATGAATTTTATGGCACCATAAGCACGTTTTTTGATAATGAAGTTATAGTAGATTTTGATATACGCGACACGGATGATTCTGTATTGGTTATTACCGACCCCGCTGGTCAAAGCTCTGAAACTGTAGGTGTTTTAACACCGACCGGTGGTGGAACTGCCCAAGTTGTTCGAACAGATCGAGTCTTCGATCCCTTTAATGTCTACCACGTCGATGCAGATCTGGTAGATGACTTTAAGTTAGGATTAAACCAAGCTCCTAAAATAATGAGAAGGTATGAGTCAGAAAGTTTATTTTATAAGTCGTCAAATATAACTACGTCTATTAGGTTTTCAGAAAATGATTCTAATATGTTTATATTTCAGGATTTTGGGTCAGCTACAACAAGGTTTATCAGCAACCCGCAGTACCCGGCAGGGTTTTTAAGCACAGCAAATTTACAATTTTTACCAAATTCATATTTTGGTTTCATTGAGGAGCGTTTTGGAGATAGTAGAACAGCGTATAATAGTAACGGTCTTCCGTCAAACTTTTTTAATTATATAAACTTTTTAATGGAAGAAAATGGTGGTAATGTTTTTTATCTCTTACAAAACACAGGTCGGTTATATTTGTCTAAATCTACAAAACTAATTTATGATAATATACTGCCTTTGGATTTACCTCATACATATGATAGAGAATTAGGGTGTGAATCAAGCTTGGGTATTTCACTAAACAGTGAAATAGAATCTATTTTAAAAGATACGTTGAAAATTTATGTGAATCTAGCTCTTGTTGTTACAGGTAACTCTATTGAGGGTGTACCTATACTTGGAAGATACACATCTTACCCAAATATAAATTTAGATTTTAGAGATTTTGAATTCCATGAAAATGAAGAAATTAATTATAATGTAGTTTCGCGTGTTTTTGATAGCCTCTATAACTTACAAAAAAATGTACTAGATAGTATTTTGAATAACTAGAATAAATAATATTATGTCAGCAAGTCTACAAAATGAATTCATATCAGACACCTACACATCACTGTTGCATCTAAGCGGTGGTGGTCTATATGAAGACCCTCCTAAGAGAGATGTTTATGATGGCGCAGGTAACGTAACTGGATTTACTCTTAGTGGAACAAAAGTAATAGCTAATAATGTCGAATTACCTGAGCAGCATGTCGATTCTGCTGATGCTGCGGATGGTAATATAACTAGCTTAATTGACATGTTTTTTCCAGTAGGATCAGTTCAGATGACTTTTGATAATGTTCCACCATCGACTCGGCTGCCTGGTACTACATGGGTCAGAGTTTCGCAGGGAAGATTTTTAGTTGGCGTGGGTGGTCCTCCTGGTAATCCTAGTAATGATTACGGGGAGTATACTGCAGGTGATAATGTTGGAGGTTCTTCCGGAAATGAATCCGATGTATCGTTAGTTGTAGATCAACTACCAGAACATAGTTTTACTCCAGATTCAGTTGATCCAGAATTTAGTAATATAATTACTTGGACGGGTGTTGACGGCGAAGAAGGCGGTGGTGCAGGTGGATCAATTAATCAACCGGTTCCAAACACTGGGACTGACTCGGAGCAACCAATTTTTGCCTTCCCAAGGCTTCAGCCCATCGCACAAAAACTGGAAACAATAGGAAAAAACCAAGCATTTAGTATATCACCGGTAAGTTACGGTGTTTATATATGGAGAAGAACCCAATAATTTAAAAAAATGGCAGACGTAAACATAGTAAAATTAAAAGTAAGGCGCGGGACTAACGAGCAGCGTAGATCTATTATATTAGATCAGGGTGAGCTAGGCTATACTCTTGATACTAGAAGAATATATGTAGGAGACGGTGCTTCGGTAGGAGGACGAGCAGTGAGTAATTTAAACTACGGGCCGTTTACTTTAGATTCTAGCTTAGGTAGTATAGATGGCTTAGAAGTCGGCGACATTGGTTATGCTAATAATAAATTATACATACTATCTGGTGATAATGGTAATTACAACGAGACGTTGTCGGGGTTTGCATATATTGGACCTACCCCAGGTGCAACATTAGATTTTGGGGCCAATAACACTATAATAGTGGCTAAAAGCTCAGTAAACACTAGTGAATTTGCTAGCGAAATATTTGGGAATGGTATTATTAAAGTCGGAGATGGCTTTGCAGTAAATTATAGTACTGTATTTATGGAAAATTCTGCTAACTTTATTAGTATTAAGCAAAATTCCATAGGTGCAAGAGAAATATCTACCACAGCTTTAGGTGCCGGTATTTCGGGTGGTAATGGCTTCGTCGTTAGGGTTAATGCCGATCCAACGCAATTCGAATTTGACGTTAATGACCGTCTCTATTTAGCTAATCTCGGAACACATACTACAAAATACTCTAGCTTTGATCCATATTCAATCGGACCAGGCTTAGTGTTAAATGAAAATACTCAACAGCTAGAAGCATTATTTAAAGGTGTTGATAGCTCTTTAACTAGATCTAGCAGCGGTGTTGTCGGTATTGCAAACGGCTTTTCTACTAACGTATCTGATACTTCAGGAGTTGAATTTCCATTCTTAAATGTTTCTAATGGTATTATAAATGGAATGGCAAGTTCTATTTATGATGTTGTAACAGCTACTGGATTATCAGGTGCTAATTCAGGAAACGATGTACCGATAGGAACTATCTTACCACATGCTCGAGCCTTTACAAATATACCGGATGGATATTTGCTTTGTGATGGTAACATATATTCATCTACTGTAGATTCAAATTATAGAGATCTATACAATGTTATTGGTAATAGATATGACACAACTAACGGTCTGCCGTCACCCGGCGGTAACTTCTTCAGAGTTCCACAGCTTACCGGTGGTAATGTATTACTTTACGGTTCAGATGCTGGTGCACCAGATTCTACAACATATTATATAAGCGGGGATACAGTAGATGATGGTACCGCTTCATTAAGTGCGCAAGGATTTAACTTTATTATTAGGTACACCGACGCTGATGGTAACAATAATCTGTTTAATGGAGCGCCAAACCAAGTATCTAGAGGGTATCAAGGAAAGTATGATCAAAAAGTATATGAAGCTTTAGATTGTCAAGGAGCTACTACGAGATTAAGCTCAGCAGGATTTATAAGATTTGCATTATCCGGCAGTGGTAGAAGACCTGGATGTACAGAACCTTTTGATAGATTTGCAATTCCTGTATTCAACTGGTAAATAAATATATAAGACAATGGGTATCGAAATTTTAGAAAACACATTATTAAAGCTCCTAGTAAGGAGAGGCACCGACTATGATAGGCAGCAAATTACTTTAGACAGTGGTGAGCTTGGTTATGCTACTGACACAAAGAGATTGTGGATTGGTGACGGTACAACAGTAGGCGGTATTTTAATAGGTAACAAATATAAAGGTAAAGCTGCAAACTTAACGACATTGGCACCGGTTGAGATCGGTGACTTTGCATATGATACAGACAACTATGCTTTCTATATATGTCAATCTGGAGTTGGAAATCTACAGGAAGACTGGTGCGAAGTTGCAACTAATAATGCTGCTGGTAATGAAACTATAACTGTTGATTTAACTGCTGGAGTTGCCGTTGGTACAATATCTGCAGGTAATGTTGCTGAAGATCTATTAGGCACAGGATTAACTTTAGATAATACAAATAGAATTACTCTTAGTAGCAGCATTGTAACCGATACTATTATACAAGCATCAACAGATGCAGCTGATTATTTTACTCTACCCTCTAAGCTAAAAATTAATGCAATTGATTATACATTCCCCGGAGGCGCGCCAGAAAAAAATCAATTTTTAGAGTCTAATGCCGCTGGGATTCTCAAGTGGGGTAATCCTAATATTATAACATCTGGAGTAGCACCAACCACAGCAGCTTTAATACCTGTTGGTACAATTGTACCGTATGTATCTACTGCTGGTAATGTACATTTTCCAAATGGGTGGTTACCTTGTGATGGTAGAGAAGTATTAAAAGCAGATTACCCTGAATTGTCAGCAATTATTGATACACAATATGGTGGTACAATTTCTAGCTTTAAAGTGCCTAACTTTACTAGTAAAGCGTTGTATGGGTCAGATGATCCGTTTAATAGTACACTGTATCAAGTTACTACAAGTAATGATACTACTACAAATTCTCTACTTTCTGCTACTGGTTCGCTATTTATAATTAAAGCAGTGGGTGGTGTAACTAGTCCAACATTTACTATTAGTAAAAACTTATCAGCGCGTATAAATGCTGATGATATAACAGGAGTAGCATTTAACCCTCTAAGCGGTAGTCTTAAGATTGAACGACCAACACCAGGTATGTGTGTACTCACAACACCTGGTACCTACTCCAATGGTTTCCAAATGCCTGGTGGGATTGAATTTGTAAAATTTTATGTCACAGGCTCCGGGGCAACCGGTGGTAATAAACCTGGTGGTGCTGCTTCTACAGTAACAGGTTATATATCAGCGCCAGCTGGTACAACATTTACCGTCACAGTAGGTACTAACCCAACAGGTAACAACGCTAATGGTAATCAAAGTCTAATAAGTAAAGGTGGTGGTAACCTTGCTGTTTCTGATGGTGGTCGAACTTCAACAGGAACCACACCGCTACACGGTGAAGGGACTATTAATACAGGAAGCCAATATGTTACAACAGGTCATGTAATTACCGGCGGATATGGCGGTACTATTAACGTCGGTGAATGTCTTTATAGTGATGGAGCTGCTTCTTATTGGGGTGCTTCGCCGGCTCCTGGAGCTGGTGGTGGTGGACAAAATGGATGTGGCCCGCCAACATACTGCGTAGGACCGGGTATGGTTAAGTTTGAGTGGAACTAGTTGATATAGTACTTTATATACATAAATGTGTGTATG